TGTGTCTGACTTCATGTTCATCGACGCTACATCCACAATTAGTACACTCTTCAATGATTTGATTTTCATTGTCTAGTGCGTCATTGACGTCTGGATTGTTGCTTCTGTACTCAGGAGGCATTGTCTATACCTTCCGCAACGTCTTTAGCAACTGCGTCGTCTGTTTCGTCGATTAAGAGTTCGTCATCTTCAGGACTAAACATATTCATTTGTCCGACATTAGCCATTACAGACTCAGGCAGTATTCTGCCGTCTATAGTAGCATACATCCAAACACCTTCTTCAGAGTCGAAAAACCATTGTTGCGCACTACCACCATAGATAGTCGCTAGGTTTTCTTGTTCGTCTTTATACCAATCGTCTTCTTTCCAATCTTCAGGAAGTATTGCATAGTCGTTAGCCATTTCCCATTCTGTATTACCATTAAAGGTATACGTTCTGTCTGTGTCTAACTCTGCATTTTTCGTCTTACTGAAAGAGTAAAGATTCTTATTATAGTAGCTATTAAGACCATAACTATAGACTCTTGAATCGTATTTGAATTTAGTCTTTGTCGGATTACTACCTTCTTTATCAAAGTTATTTATGTCGTAGCTATATAAATTATTTCTATTTAGTTTTACGACGTTAATGTCTTTTTCGTCTAACTCTGTAAATAAAAACAGAGGTTGTTCGACGAAGTCTTGTTCTGACGCAAAAAACAGAGTCTGTAAATGTTTAACGTAAGCAACATATAAAGGTCTATTAGTTTCACGACATAAGTTTAAGACATTAGGATTATCTTTGACGTAAGCTAAGGCAAAGTCGCTGTCAAAATGTTTAATTGCAGATTGAAAATCGTCGTTTAAGTCTAATGCCTTAAATATCAATTGGCTATCGACTGGACAATTTTTATCTAACTTCTTTTCCATTTCGTCTATATTATATACGCAACCATTATGAGCGCCAACGACGTTGCCTACTCTAAATGGATGTGCGTTATCCTTAGTAATACTACCTGCAGTCGCAAATCTAGTATGACCAATAATAATATTGACGTCATTGCGTAGACCTTTGATTACTGAATTGTATTCTTTGGTATCGACGAACCTTGAGCTTTCTAGTAGTGATTTATGTATAGTAGCTTTATTACCGACGCCTGCAATACCAGACGAATGAGCACCACGGACTTCAGAGTCCATAGCCATCATACGCATAATGCGTCTGACTTCATGCCAGTCTTCTTTGGTATAAGGTCGTTGGCTCTTAGCCATTCCATATATTCCACACATAGTCTATTTTCCTATTCTATTGTTAACGTTCTCGGTATCGTCCGACCTGTCGTACCGACTTAAAATTCTTGCACAGACGCCTAGACCGAAAGGAGTTTTGACCTTTGTTAAGTCGTCATATAAATAGTCTAGGCTGTTCTGTGTCTTTCTCATTAAGCTAAGTTGTCCATTGCGTATTGTCTTTCTAATTCGTATACGACTTCTGATAACTCTTGTCGCAATGTCCTAGTATGCTTCTTATAAACGCTATCTACGTCTAGCAAGGCTTCCACGACTTTGGCGAACTTACGTTCTAAGGTGTGCCTTTTAGCAGTAGATATGCCTACGTCTGAGTATAGAGTCTTTATGTCTGACTTCAATTCAATAGTACTTTGTCGCAATCTGTCAAGAGTTCTATCTAGCGAGTCGACTTTGTTTTTGGTGTCTATACCAATCATAGTGTCTACCTTTCGTAGTTGCGACGCCAATATTACTTAGCGTCTGTGTTTTTATATCCTAGTCGTTCGTGTTTGTTAGCTAATCTAACGTGTTTACGACTAGCTTTATCTAGTACGTCTTGGTACCAGTCAAGTCTTTTATCACGCTCTTTTGTCGTGTCTTTAAACCAATCATCAAATTCTAGTCTGTTGATTGTAGTAGCAGTAGCAAATTTAGACTTTGCAATCTCTACTGAAAATCGGTGATTAAGTCTGTGCATTTTAAATGCGACGTTCTTAATAAACCAATGTACGTCTTTCATTGACGTCGCTTCGTGTACCATTTCGTCGTTTACAAAGTGATTGTATATGACTACGTTCCACGTCTTTTGTTTATTGTCGTTTGGTACTACGTATACAGATATACTACGTGGCAACGTCTTAATTTCTATTGTTTCGTAGACTTTGTGCTTGTGTCCACAACCACACGTGCAAGTCTTTGAAGTTGTTATTGTGTCGGTCATTGTTTTACGTCGTTCCTTTCGTTTTATTTATATATAATAACCCTGATTAAATTACAATTTATCAAGGAAAAAACCTATATATATTTTAGCGAGATAAACGCCAAAAAATCTTCTTATATCTAGCTAGAAATTTGATTTTGCGAATCATTACTAGACTTTAAAAAACTAGACTAAATTGATGATTCTGAAAAAACTACATTTTAAAATATAGTGTCTTTATATGTGTATATGATTCTCACGTATTATTTGGACTATTTCGTATTTATGTCTATATTCTTTTATAATGTTAATATTCACTACTATAAAGGAGTTATTACAATGAGTGAAAAAAATAAAAATAATGATGTTCAAGCCCCTGAGATAGCAAAAGTATCTAGGGAGTATTTTGACTCACAAATGGCGAAGTTTGACGAGCAAGGTAAGAAGTTCAATCTTAAACCTGAGGTCGTACAAAGTATGAAAGATGACTTTGCAGAAACTCACGCTATTAAAGGAACTAAATTAGATTCACACTTAGTAAGATTAGGCAACGTTGATAAGAAGTATAAAAAGCTTATAACACATATGCTTGAAGACGTTGCAGATGTTAACTTGTTATTCGTTGTTGATGGTGTAAGACTTACACGCAAGAAACGAAATTCAACCATAGAAACAGAAGGATTACCACAATTAAAGCTAGTATGTGAAATTGTAGACCCTGACAAAGTTTCTACCCCTGAATCATAATATATACCCTATCAGTTAGTTCATATCTCACAAGACGCCGATTCTATTAATTTAGGTCGGCGTTTTTCTTTTTATATCTAGCAAACGCAACATTAAAAGAGATTCAGCTATTGTATTTTTTTGGAAGTGTGTTTTGGTGTGATTTCTCACGTAGAAAAAATTAAGTACGCATAATATATATTATGTATAATTGACGCCCCTCTAAGCCCTTCTCCCCTTCTCGTCTTAGGTGTCTATGATTTTTGATTTTTTAGGCATTTTAGGATTTTCGCCCATATCTGTCTAGCTAAAAAAAATGGAAAAAAGGGAAGTAAAAAAGAAAGAAAGGTAGCTTCAGCTAACCTCCTTATATATTTATTAGGATAAAAAGAAAGCAGGGCCTTTCGGCCCCGCCAGTGTGATACTACTTAGTATTGATAGGTATGAATACCTTGTGTTCGATAGGTGTTATGTCAAGAGTAGACTTTGCATATATGATATTCCATATGATTTGTCTATCTTTTTTTGATTCCATATCAATCATCATTTTGTCCTTTCATTGTTTTGCGTGCCTTGTCCACCCACTCTGCGTGCCATTGTTCTTTGGTAGTCTTGTACCCTAAGGCAAGGGTCTTGCGTGAGTAGTGAGGGCTAGGTATTAGACATGCCCAACGTAATGGCATATTTGAGTAGTCATACATCATTTTATTGGTTTTCTTATCACGTCTAATAGGGTATCGTCTAACTTCGTTAAGCATACGCTCATAGCATTTATTACAATATCTTGGGTGAACCCATGCATCACTATATTTAAAACGTTTACCTTCGCATTTATCAGAGCGTCTGAAATCATCCCATGCCATACAATCACGTAGCGTAGAACGATACGCATCTTGTTGGCGAAGGCTTGACTCTAAGCTTTCGTTTTCTAGTCTGATAATTTGTTTTATTTTTGTCATGTAAGACGTTAAAAAGACTTTTTGTAAAAGTCAACAAAAAAGATTATAAATCAAAAAGTAAATTTTCAACCTAATTATAGAATTCCTAACAGGAAAAAGACCCGACCCCTAATGACGAAAAAAGAAGCACACACAATCTAGGGCATTTTTTCAACCAAGTGCGGCGGTTTGATGTTTTTTTGTTAATATTATGTTTTTTTTGATATAAAAAATTTTCGGCGGTTTAATTTTTTGGAAAGGGTCTCTAGAGCACCGAGTATAATTTAAGAAAATGATTTAATAAATATATTTTTATAAGAGCACCGAGTATTAGAAGGTACAAAAGAAAAAATTTTCTTGTCAAGATATTTCTTTCGTATTGTTAAAATAAATATTTTAATTATTTGTTATTATTTTCTTGACTGCTGTATAAAAACCAATGTAAGTTGCATACACAAAAGATAAATGTACTAATTTTTATGTACACATTTACCGACTGGGAGGGTAAAATATGGTTAGAAAGATAAATATAGGTGGACATGAGTATGAAATACTTGTTACCGAGCTCAAACATGAGAATCCACGTAAAGAATTATACGGTAGACACGAAGTAAAAGAGAATATTATCTATATAAATGACGAAATAGCAGCATCTAGAATGCAAGAAACACTTATACACGAGGTTTTACACGCGATTTTCTATAATACTGGCTTAGAACACGACGAAAGACAGATAGAAGCTATAAGTAATGGTTTATTTCAACTAGGAATAGGAGATTATCTGTGGAAGAAATCAGAAAAGCAATCTTAAAATTTAAAAGTCTAGGTAGAACTGATATTGTACAAAGATTACAGCAAGAACTAGATACTCTTGAAGAAATAAGTAAAAACCTAGATTGGAAAAGGTACGAAAGAGTGCTTAGAGACCAAGAAGATAGGCCAGATATGGAGGATTTTCCAAAAAAATGACAAATAATGACCAAATACTACAAATGATAAAAGATAGGCTTGATATCGGCGCCAAAAAATACGGCGAACAGGTGCCAATTGACGGAACTCGTGACAATCTGAAAGAGAGTATTGAGGAACTACTAGACTTATGTGTTTATTTGTCTGCTGTTGCATTAGAATTACATAAGAATTATACTAATAATGAAAGAGGCAAGTAATGGCTAAAAGAAAACTATGGTCAGATGATGAAATAGTAATATTACATCAGTATGAAAAGACAAATAAGTCTGCATTTCAACTGTACCAAGAAGTAAGGCTAGCAGGATACAATAGAACGTATAAAGCAGTAACTAGAAAAATAGAATCATTAGGGTTTAGAAAACCTAAAAGATACAAAACTGGGCACGAGATAACTATTGGGTACCTAGATATTGAATCTACTGGGTTTAGCGCTAATATTGATGTTATGCTTTCTTGGTGTATAAAAGGAAGAGGAGTAAAGAAAGTTGCTGGTGCTTGTATTACAAGAGAAGAACTTATGTCAGAAAAGTCAGATGCACGTATTGTTGAGCTTTTAGTAGAAGAAATGAACAAATACGATGTTATTATGACTTATTATGGTACTAGGTTTGATATTCCGTTTATTAGAACTAGAGCTCTATATCACGGAACATACTTCCCTATGTACAAGCAAAAGTCCCATAAAGACCTATATTATGTAGTTAGGTCTAAATTAAAGCTACATCGTTCATCTTTGCAAGCTGCAACAGAGTTTTTTGGTATTGATGGTAAAACAAGAATCAAACCAGAATACTGGCAAAAAGCAAGATGGGGCGATAAAAAGTCTTTAAAGTATGTATATGACCATAATGTCGCAGATGTAGAGATATTAGAGTTATTACATAGAAAACTAGAAGAACACGCACCACCTATGGTACGTCCATTATAAGGAGAACAAATGGCTAAGAAGAAGAAAGAAGAAACATATAAACTAATCGATAATGGTCAAGAAGTAAACTTCACATTATCTGATTTGTCAGACGAGGGTAAGGCTCAGTTCCAGAGAGCTAATGAATTAGCTAGGGAATTAATGAGACATGACCAAAAATCTAACGAACTCCGTTTTCTTGCCAACAACTATATTAGGTTTGTACTAGACGAACTTAATAAAGAAGTTGACGAAAAAGAAGAAAAATAGTTATATTATGTTAGAAAGAGTTGTAAAAGGTGTGACTCACTATCTATATGAGAATATAGAAGAGTTTAGAGAACATTATGTTACTCTACCACTTGTAAGAGATTGGAGACACTCAAATAAAGGTGATTGGGTTTTAACTGATGACGGACAAGTATGTGAGGTTTTACATTTAGGTATTCTAAGAAAATCTAAAAAAAAGACCACATTTGTAAGAACTATCATAGGTTCTTTCATATGTTCAGAGAAAGTTAAGATGCAAGGTCCAATGAGAACAAACATGCACACCTTTTCAACTGAAGGCAAATCTCCTTCTGTAAGAAAGAAAGAACGTAAACATGTAACAGAAAAAGAATTTTTGTTTAGTAAGTACGTAGCAAAAGGAGATGATGTGGTTGAAGCGTATATGAAAGCTTTTCCAAGTAAAAAAGAAGATTACGCTAAATCACAGGCAAAACTATTATTAAAAACTGATAGGGTGAAAAAATTGATTAGAGAAGAAATAGACAAGTATTTAGCAGAAGCAGAGATAACACCTCTGTATTTATTAGAAGAAATGCGTCATATCATAGATAAAGGTGGTACTTCTGATAGAGATAAACTAACTGCTATAACAACATTAATGAAACTTTCTGGTATGATGGATACAGAAAAACAAACAGAATCTGTAACATTGTTCCAAGGATTTACAAAGGAGCAACTAAATGCAATTCAAGGGAAAGAAGTCAAGAAACTGGAAGAAGTTAAAGTCACACGCGAGAAGTAAGCGCTGTCACATCTGTTCATACCATTTAAGAAAAACCGCAGTATATATCTGGGATATCAAAACAAAAGAAGCTAATAGGTTAAAATGTATTAACTGTTTGACTATGTATGATACTAATTTTGAAATAACTGATTTAGGAATAATAAGAGAGGTAGGATATTCATGAGATTAGCTGTATATGGTACATTAAGAAGAGATTATCCTGATAAAGGAAAGATAGAAGGTTTTAGTTTAGTATTTCCTGGAACTCAGTCTTTTCCTGCTATTATCAAGAATGAAAAAGGAAAAGGAGCTGTTGTAGAGCTTGTTGAAGTAACTCCAGAAGAATTAAATATGTATGATGAATATGAAAACGTTGATGGCGGTTTATATATTAGAACCACAGTAAATGTCAATTTAGACAACGGTAAAACAGAAAAAGCTTGGATTTACGTAGCTGGACCACAGTTATGGGAAAAATCAAAAACATTTACAGAAGTGCCAGATGGTGATTGGCATTCAATGAAAACATTAGTTATGTTAGATAGGGTATATGAAAAAAAATTCGAAGAAACCCCAACAATTTAATATAATACCACCTGATTTAAGTCAGAAAGAAAAAGCGTTAGAACTAGCTAAAAAAGATATTATTACTTTTGGTCAAATGTTTTTACCAGAAGATTTTATGAAATCTAGTCCTGCTCCTTATCAGTATGAGTTAAGTAACCTGTTGTTAGGAGATGAAAAGCGTATATGTATTATTTTGCCTAGAGGCCATGCTAAATCAACTCTAGCAAAAACTGCATTGCTTTATCAACTCTATTTTGCCCCACCTGAAAAGAAGCAGTTTATTGCCTGGGTCTCTGAAGAACAATCTCAGGCAATAGACCATATCAAATACATACAAAACCATATTGATATGAACCCTGCATTACAGTATTACTTTGGTGACTTGAAGGGTAGCAAGTGGACAGAAAAAGAATTTACTACAGCTAGAGGAGATAGAATCATAGCAAAAGGTACATCACAAAGATTGCGTGGTCGTTCTCAATTAGGATTACGTTATACAAATATTATACTTGATGACTTTGAGTCAGAGTTAAATACGAAAACACCAGATAGAAGAAAGGAAATTAAAGAATGGGTAATGTCCACAGTCGAACCCGCTCTAGAAAACTCGAAAGGAAACGAAGGTTCCATATGGCTTATTGGTACAATAGTCCATTACGACTCATTCCTCCAGGGAGTTTACGATGGATGGTTAGACGCCCAGAAAGACGATAGAAAATCAGCTTGGGCAGTTATGTATAAAAAGGCCATAGTAGATGATATACCTTTATGGCCAAATTATTTTTCAAAAGAAAAACTAAAAGATATAAAATCTAGATTTACGGATATGGGTTTAGTTCATAAGTTTGCACAAGAATACTTGAATGAAGCTAGAGATGTAGAGAATGCTAAATTTTTAATTAATAGAATTAATTATTATAGAGGTTATTTAGAAAATAGAAATGGTTTTAATTATATGATGATAGATGAATCTGCTATACCTGTACATGTTTATATGGGAGTAGACTTAGCTTATGAAGCAAATGCAAAAAGCGACTATCAAGTAATAGTTACCATTGGAATAGATAGTGATAGAAATATATATCTTATAGATTATTACAGAGAACATTCTCCTTTGTATGATATGCCAAAACGAATTGTAGATATGGCAAAAGAGTTTCACCCT